ATTATAATCTTTTGTAGGTTTAGGAACCACAGTATATCTTTGTTCTCTCTTTGCTGTTCTTGTATTTGTATCTGAGTAGTAATCGACCTGAACTTTGCGAATAAGTCCTTCTGGAGTTTTTGCAATATGACCAAACATAAAGGTCTTTGCTGTGAATGAAAGTGTGTATATTAATGCTCTTCTAGTTGAAAAATCTCCTTCATAATCATCTTGTTGACTAATTGAATTTAATATCATAGGTATATCTCTTTTTTCACCTATTGATTTAACCAAATCAATTGATATTGTAAATGCTGGTTGAAAGAAAGGTAATATCTGTTCTAAAATTTGTAGTCCATCATCCTGCAATTTAACTAAGATATTTAATTCAAAACTCAAATTGTAAGGTACAGGCATAAAAACCTTTTTCATTTTACCACCGTCACTACTATCTGCTGCCTTAAATGTTTGAGTTATACCTGCTTTACGACTTGCATCATAAGAAATATTTGAAATTTCAAAAGACATTCTTGGTAATGTAATTTGAGTTGCTTTATTTAATTCTGCTTGTTGTGTAATTCTTGCTAAAAACTTTTGTCTGGGACCATATGATACAGGAACTTTTATATCAGATATATCATTACCTGCTTGGTCTTGATGTCTCACATGAATATCATTAAACAATGTACCAAATGCGATAACTGTCTTTCTAATTATTTCGTGATAAAAGTAATTTCCTAACATTAAAATGTACCAAATGGATTAGATTCCGTGAAATCGACAATAGCATCTGCTTCTGTCTCAAATATGTCACCTTCATTATATTTATCGGTGGTATCATCCTCATTAAATCTTGAGACACTGTATAATGCTCCTGAAGAGAGTCCTTTTATATCTTCACCAGCAAAGAATCCTGCAATTGTTCCTCCAATACTAACGTTTGCGATAGAAAGTACGTTTGTATCAGCATCCCAATTTTTGACTCTTGCTTGAGTTCCTGAACGCATTCCCTGAACAACTTCATTGAATTCAAAGTTACCAGTACCATTGATTGTCTCTGGATCAGATATTGTAACTGTAGGTTGAATTGTGTATCCTTTTCCTGCATTCTGTACAAATATTGATTTAATCTCATTAAATCCTCCACTATCAACACCTATAGAAGCAATACCAACCGCCTTATCTGCAGCAGTTCCACCTGCAGGATTAGATACTGTAACTGTTGGTACTGTTCCAAAACCAACACCATTATCAGTCATAGTAAATCTTAAAACACCTTGTGATAAAGTTTCAATTGAACAAGTTGCTGCAGCACCTGTACCACCACCTCCAGTAATTGTGATAATAGGTGGAGTATTATAATTTGCACCAGTATTTGTCATAAGAATTTTTTCTATTGACCTAACACCTGCTCTCTCTGTTGTAAAGGCAACTGCAGTTGCATCATCTCCTGCTAAACCACTTGGAGACGTGCTAATTGAAACTACAGGTGTTCCTGTAAATCCTGAACCATCATTATTTAAGAATATCTCACGAATATATCCTGTTCCAAGAGATACTGTTGCTGTTGCAGTGCGACCAACACCCACTAATTGAAGTGTAGAAATATATCCTTCTTCTTGAACCTGAGTGTCAATAGCATCAATTGAAGTATCGATAACTTCGTTCTCATATTCAAATAACTCACACTTAAGTTTGTAAACGTAATTTTTGCCTAATTGGTAGAAAGGTTCTTCGTGTTCTACAAATTTAACTTCAAATAATCTTTGACCAAGTGGGAAAAATACTAAGTCTCCTTCTCTTGGTCTTGATGCCAAATCTATATTATCAGATGCGGACATAAAAGGTGATATGAAATCTTCAAATCTTTCTTTTGAAATAGTTAACTCTACTTCATCTCTTAGACTCATTCCAAATTTTGTTAATACATCACCTGCACCTGAATATCCATCGTATGAATTTACATACGCTTCTAATACAAAATTGTCATCAAATTTTGACGATTGAACTTCTTCTATAATTGATTTTGTATTTACAAATTTACGGGGAATATATGTAATATCTAATCCATATATTTTTAATTGTTCATTTATAAGATCCTGAACTAATCTTTGCTCAGATTCGGAACCTTGTAAAAAGTAAGAGTTTCTTGCCATTATACATTACCCAATAAAATCAAGAGGAGGAGTTTCGTATTCCTGCATTCTTTGTTTAATCGAATCTAAATCTCTTATTGCATCGTCATATATCTCTCTACCATTTAATTCTATACCGCCTGGTAATTTTGTTCCCCTAAACTTGATTAAATTTTGACCCCACTGTCTTTTTATTAATGCTGTCAAATATAATTTTACGAATGGATCATTATAAACCTGAGTAAAAGTATCTGGGTCAAGAGCACGGAAACAATCTATAACAATAAAATCTTCTACTTGTTGTGCTCCCCAATCAATATCCAAATACAATCTATCCTGTCTTTGATTAAATCTTATCTGCTTTTCAGTCGTTAGTAAATGGTCAATGTCTTCAAGATAAGTTTTTGTCATTGCATATTGTAACAAATTAATCGAAGTAAAATTATATAAGTCGTTTAAGAATAACTGATATTTAATACTAAACATTCCACCAGAAATGGAACTTGAATCAAATTTAAATATTTTATTGACACCGATTACATGGTCTGGGACTGATATAAAATTAGAAGTTTCATAAAAATTACTTGTAACTGTACCATACCCACTTACATCTTGTGTTCCAGTAGTAGTAACAATTCCTACACCATCTGTTCCTTTTCCTGTACCTCTATCAATATCCTCTTGAGTAATTTTATACTTAAGAAACATTCTCTCAATACCATTATAATGACGTTCATTATAGTACTGAATAGTATCATCGACTAAATCGTCAACCTGATCATCATCAACATTTATTTCCAAGACTGGTGCACCCAGTTTACGAAAACAATAGTCGATTAATCCTTGTCTAGTTGATGGTTTAGCCATTATTCACCTTTGAGGTTTGCTATTTCTGCAAGAAGTTCTTGCTTCTCCTTCTCAAAATCGTTTTTTAGAGTTTGTAATTTTGCCTCTAATAATACGTTTTGATTTAATGCTGATGATAATTTTGAATTATATAAGTTGACGAGAACATTAACGTCCACTTCATTGTTTTGTTGCATTTTTTAAAAAGTTCCCCCGTCTAGGGTTGAAGTCCAATGTGGTTTATTTGTATATACCACTGTAACAGTATTAGGTACAGATGACAAGTTTGCTATGGCACCATTGTTCCCTTCTTTACGTAAATTGTTGGAAGTATTGAATGTTCCTTCAACACCGATTAGATTTACTGAAGCAGAACCAGTAACGCCACTCTCGACAATACCGAATGCACCTGTGGTATCTTGTTTAATTATATCACCTGCAGCTGCGGTGATAGCAGCGTTAAGAGCAAGTGTATTTTTAGTTATTGCTGTTAATACCTGTTTTGATGTTACAACTGGTGACTGAGGATTGTTAGTGGATCTTTGTAGTCCTTCACTATCAAACCAAACAACACCTCCAGAATTAAAGTCTCCAGACTGATAGTAAATACCTTTAATATCAAGGAAACCTTTCGTACCAGAGACGACACTATTTGATATAGTTGCATCGGGTACATATGTCCATCTTCTGCTATCATCACCGTGTGTGTCATGATTTCCAGCACCAGCAGTGCTTGATGCAATTGAGTTATCATCAAATCCAAAGAAACCCTCTTTTGAATTTGCTGTTCCAACACCAACATTATATGTGAAACTTAATCCACGGTCAGTATTAGTATCGATTGCGTGAGTAACTGTAAGTTGCTGACCTGTAGCAATACCTGCAAGAGTGACACCTTGGAATGTTAATGTCTTAGAACCTGTATTAACATTCGTGACTGTTGTAATACCACTTAGCGATAGACTTGCATGTTGTAAAGTATCATTAACATTGATTCCTGTTACTGAATCAACTACGACTGTAGATGCACCTGCATTCACAGTTTGCATCACAGTTCTTGAACTAGTAGCATCACCAACTGATAGAATAGGATCGTTTACAGTTGCTTGTGTTGAGTTAACTGTTGTGGTTGTACCATCAACTTGTAAGTTACCTTTGATGATAACATCACCTTCATTACTTAATCCATCTGGAAATGGGTCAATGAATAATTTAGTGGTGCTACCCAAAGTTTGAATACTATTACTACTAATTTGAACTTCTCCAAGAGTAGCGTTACTTCCAGCAACAACTAATTGACCACCAACAATTACTCTACCTGTATCAAATTTTACATCTGCTCCAGCAAATTTTAATTGATCATCTCCATTCTCATCATA